TACCTAACTTAAAAAGGATTATGTAATGGAAAAGCACCCCATCACCCCACCGCCGGAGCTGGTGCAGCAGTGGGTTGCCGAATACGCCGCCCACCGCCCTGAGCTGCCTGAGCAGGTTTACATCGCCGCCCGCGCCGCCCAGTGGGGTGCCGACCAGGAGCTGGAGGCGTGTTGCCAGTGGATCAGCGACGACGCTGAGGCTCTCCGCATCGCCCGCCGCCCCAAGCTTCCGAGCCTGGCGGAGGAGGCGCTGGATGAGCTGTACATCAGTAATGCCAAGTGCTGCCTTGGCGAAAGATCCGCAGCCACCATCCGCCGCGCCCTGGAGCGCTTGCAGGAACTGGAGGGCAATGGCTGATCTTTCCCCCGCCGCAGAACGGGTGCTGAATGCCGTAACGCTAAAGCGATACGACGTCCCCTACCAAGCCTGTCCGAAATCAATCGACCAAATCAGATCCGACGTAGCCGCCGCGCTGCGTGCGCTGGCGGATCAGGTGGTGCCATGGCAGCAAGAACCAACCGAAGATTCTGTTGGTCCAACCATTGACTTCGGCTATGCCTGGGCTTTATTCAGCAAAGCCAATGATGTCCGCCAAGAGATTATTGCCATTGCCGACGAACTGAAGGGTGGCGAATGAGCTTCATTGCTTCTATTTGCGTTGTTGCGATCGTTGTGGTGTTCTGGGGCGCTGCGCTAGCCGCTTTGCTCGCGTGCGCTGTGCTCGCTTGGCTGACGGTGTTGGACGAGCTGCATGAGCGCCGCACACGCAGACGCCGGTCACAGCCATGAAGTTCACCCACGACGAGTACCGCGCTCAAGGCTTGTTCCCGCCCTGCCCCCGTGCGGTCTACATCCCTTCGTCATCGCCGCATTGTGCAGGCGACTGCTGGGCTCCTGACGACAGCACAGAACTGTTTGTGGCGTGGGAACAGCGCTGCATGTCAACCGGCGGCGTCTACACAACTCGCCTCTGGTGGGTGCCCCAATCAGAACTTACAAAGACGAAACACCAAGGGGTTGGGTAGGTGGCGCCGACTCACGCATCCGCACGCCTCACCGCTGCCTACCCACAGCGGACTTCCCACTACCTTGCGGCAGATGGATCCAAACCCTAGCCAGCACCAGCCGCCTTGGCGATTGTAAAGAAAAACAACTGCCGGGGGTTGACGCTGGGCTGATCGTGTGTAACGCTAAGGGCAGCTCACAGCAGTGGGCTGCCTTGTTTTTGTACTACTAATGAAACCACGCATTGAATTACCAACTGATCGCCTGACGCAATGGCACTTTGCTGTGCAGTGGGCATCCATCGTGCTTAAACAAAAAATTGAGCGTTTGGAGGAGCTAGGTTTACGCGCAGATTACGACAAAGACAAAGTGTCCCAGTTAGACGATCTGGACATGTTTTTGCAGATGACGTGGGACAACTACATGGATAACATTCGCACCCCTGTTAAGGAGGCCAAGTGACAGTAATTAGCATTGAAGATCTGGAGTTTAATGGTGACTATTTGCTGGTCGAAGCAGTTGTGGATCACATGGTGCTTGTGCGGCCGCAGACGCTTGAAGATCCAGCAGAGTGGGGGCCTGCTTTGTGCCGAGGCACCTTCTACTTTTCTGATGAGGATCTGATTCCTGCGACTGATGCCGAACTCCAACAGCTCATCAGTGAACGAGTCGACGACTGGTCACCCGTTGACACGTCTGATTGGGACGACTGAGGCCCGTGAGCTTCGCAACGCTGACGACTACGACGACTGGGAAGTAGGGCTAGAGCCAATCCCCGGCGATACACACTGGGTCAGGGCTCGAACCTTGACTCAGCTGTATAGACACCTGATATACGTGTTCGCCACCAGCGACACCATCAGCTCCACTCGCCTCGCCGAGATGGCGATCCACGAGATTCTCAAGTTGAGACTCACGGATCTCACCCGGTTGAGGCATCAAGACCCTAGGTATTTCGCATGACTGACTGGTACGCTTTTGCTACTGTCGCAGAGTACGATGCTTGGATCGAAGAACGCCGCCGTGCGTACTTCGGTTGAATTTAAGCCGACAACAAATGACTGACACCGCAATGGTGCCGTTTTACAGGTCTTACCTGTTAAACCAGACCGTTCACTTGGACAAAATTAAGGACATGCCTCTTAGGGATGTCGAGTTGCTGAATGTTGAGACGCTTGCAGCACTCAATGAGGCACGTCACCGCTATGGGCTGCTTGAAAGCAAAGATAGTGATGAGGCCAGCGGAGAGTTCCGCAAAATGAAGATTGCTGGCTACTTTCAGGCAGCGATCCAGATTGAGCTGGCTAATCGCTGATCTTGTACTACACTTCACACGTTCTTCCCGATGAACATGCACATCCTTTCTGACCAGCAGTTTCAGCAGATCACCAAAGCGCTTGAGCTTGCCAGCACAGCTCTGCAGGACTGCCAGCATGTGGAGCTGGATCTGACTAAAGCCAAACAGTCGTCCTCTACTACTGAGCAGCTTGTACGTACAAACGCCGTACAAAAGCCCAAGTCTCAAAGTAAGACTCGTAAGTCCAGCCACAAGAGGGGTCGTGGCGTGCAAGTGCTGAACGAAGGTCAGGTGCTGGAAATTAAGCGCCAGCTGCTGGACGGTACGTCAGCCGCAAAAGTTGCTCGTGCTTTTGGTGTGCACGTGACAACTATTAACTGCATTAAGTGGGGCAAGACGTGGAAACATGTGCAGCTCCAGCAAATTCAAGAGGTGGCCGAGTGATCCTGTCGGATCTTGAGTTGATTACGTTGTGCAAAAGGGGGCTGGTGCAGCCCTTTGAGTACGACTTTATTAACCCGGCCAGTATTGATGTCCGACTTGGACTCAATATTTTGGTTGAAACGCAGGGGTCGCCTAGTTTTGTGGCGCACTCAATTGCTGATTGCACAGCAGAACGGCCGTTTTTGCTCCAGCCGCACCAGTTCATTTTGGCGGACACACTGGAGCAGTTTCATTTGCCGGACTGTGTTGCAGCGCAGCTAGCGTTGAAATCCAGCCGGGCTAGGGAAGGACTGGAGCATTTGATGGCTGGGTACGTGGATCCTGGCTATAGGGGAAGGTTGACACTTGAGCTGCAAAATGCACGCAAGCTTCATCCCATCCCTTTGTGGCCTGGGATGCGTATTGCGCAGCTGGTGTTCCACAAAATGTCGATGCTGCCCGGACGGGATTACTCCTTGACTGGGCGTTATTACGACGACACAACTGTTCAGGCGTCTAAAGGATGAGTGATGCAGTTAATCAGCCCGCCCATTACACGGCGGGCCGTGTCGAAGTTATTGATGTTATCGAGGATTGGGTAAAGGGTGCTCCAGATGCCGTGGTTGGTGGCTTGCATTGGCAGGTCATTAAGTACGTCAGCCGGGCGTGGTTGAAGAAAGATCCTTACGAGGATTTTTGCAAAGCCCGCTGGTATTTGAATCGCTTGATTAACACTCTTGCGACTGAACCTTACAAACAAAACTGAGTGCACTAAACGGCAATGGAGTGCCAACACACGCGGCGAAGTACGTTCGGTACGTACAAATGGAAGACTATTAAAGGCGTTCAGTTGCGTCGATACCAGTGCAGCATTTGTGGGTATCGGTGGTCAATTTACAAATGCCTAGAAACAGGCAAAGAAATTACGCCTAGTCGAGAGAATGGGCTTCTGCAAAAGAAGCCGCGTAATTTCACACGAGAGCAAATCAGAGAGATATTGCTAGATCCACGCAATGATGTTCAGGTTGCACGGGCTTATGGCGCAAAAGTGCAGTCGGTGTGGGCAATTCGGGTAGGTAAAAGTTACCCGTATTTATGGCCTGAACTTAAACGCCGCGTTGTACAAGAACGCGCTAAGCCAAAATCTAAACAAGAGCCTAAGGCTCAGTGCTCCAGCTGTACAAATTGGTACAGAAATTCTTGTTCTTTTGGATTTCCTGATGCGGGAGGATCTTTTGCTGAAGAGTGCTCGCTCTTCTCTGACGCTTAATCAGCGCAGGTGTGTGGAGTGCGGTGCACCAACGACTTCGGCGGTGTACTGCTATCGGTGTTATCGCGCCAGTGAGGCGGGGCTAGCGGAAAATCGCTACGCCCACACCATCAGGAAGTACAAGCCCCAGCTGGATGGGGGGCCTTGCAAGCACTGCATACACTGGGCGGGCTACTGCACGCTGGGACTTCCCGAGGGTGGGACACTCGCGGCTTTGCAGTTGTGCTCCGCGCGGCAGCTTGACAGCCTGCTAGAGTAGTAGGGTACAAGTTGCCCTACCAGGCATGACGATTCTGCAAGGCATCGAGCACCTTCACACGCTCGATGACGCCAGCTTTGTTGCGTTTGACGCTGAGACCACCGGGCTCCAGCCGAAGTTTGGTGGTCTGCGTCTCTTGCAGCTGGCGACTTTTAATCAGCCGCCGGTGGTACTGGATTGCTGGCAGTTCAGTGATGACGACTGGATCACGCTGGAGGAGTTTTGCAGCGTTAAGCGCACGTGGCTGGCGCACAATGCGGTGTTTGATCTTGGCTGGCTCCAGGAGCACGAGATTTACCCGGAGGGCAGTATTTATTGTTCGATGCTGGCCAGTCGAATCCTGACCAATGGAATGCCGAACATGAAGCACGGGCTGCAGCACGTGGTGCGGCGCTACCTCAAGTTGGAGATCTCGAAGGAAGAGCAGCGCAGCGATTGGTCGGCGGACTTGTCTGCCAGTCAGATTGAGTACGCCGCGAAGGATGTGGTCGTGTTGACCCAGCTGTGGCGGCCGATCATGGAGCGTATGGGCACTGGTGCGTTGATGCCGGCCTGGAAGTTGGAGTGCAAAGCTTTGCCGGCGATGGCGCAATTATGGCGAACAGGCCTTCCCTTTAATAAGGAAATGCTTATTCAACTTATTAAGGATTTGGACATTGAGAATGTAGAAATTGGCGAGCAGTTTATTAAAGACTTTGACGCAGCGCTACCGAAAGAGTACAAGTTGTGTCGGGGGCTGGATGGGAAGTTGCTGTACCAGACAAAACCGGGGCCAAAAGGTAAGAAGCCGGATCCCAGCGTTTTTAATCTCAACAGTCCAGCGCAGTTGCTGAAAAAGTTCACGGCGTTGTTGGGTGAGCCGCCGATGGATATGAAGAACGGGAAGCCGAGCGCCAGTCGTTCTGCTCTGCAGGAATACGTTGGTGATCACAAAGTTGTGGCCGATTATTTGAGGTGGAAAAAAGTAGAGAAGCGGCGGCAGATGGCTGAGACGTTGCTGAAGAATTATTCAGAGGATGGGTTTATTCGTGCCAGCTATTTGCAGCTTGGAGCGGATACTGGGAGGATGAGTTGTATTACGCCGAATTTGCAGCAGATTCCACGGGATCCACGGTTTCGATTGGCGGTGCAAGCTCCAGCTGGGTGGAAGCTGGTTGTGGCGGACTATGGGCAGATGGAGTTGAGGTTGGCGGCGGCAGAAGCGCAGGATCCCTTAATGACTGAAGTGTTCCAGCAGGGGCAAGACCTTCATACGATGACGGCGACGCAGATTTATGGCGTGGAGCCGGATGAAGTTACAAAGGAGCAGAGGCAAATTAGTAAATCGGCAAACTTCGGATTGTTATACGGGAGTGGAGCAAAAGGACTCAGGAATTACGCAGCAGCGACCGGAATCCAGATGGATCTTGATGAGGCTGCGGAAGTCCGGGAAAAGTTCCATGCTGCATATAAAGGCATCTCCGCATGGCAGCGCAAAAATGCTGCAGCTGCTGATGCGGCTAAGGACAATCCATCTATCCGCATACGCATCTCGGGCTTGCGGAGGTTTTTACCGGGCGAAAACAATAAACTTACGACCCGTTGCAACACCCCAATCCAAGGAGCTGGAGCAGCCGTTCTCAAACTTACGCTCGGCAAATTGTGGCCGTTACTTAAGTCCGACGGGGAGGACGTGGTGCGTTTGGCCGGCGTGGTGCATGACGAAATTATCTTGCTTGTAAAAGAAGAACACGCTGAAACATGGGCGCTCCAGCTACAGACAATCATGGAAGAAGCTGAAGCCAAGTGGCTGGGAGATATTCCGCCGCTTGCCGAGGCTAAGGTCGGGGATAGTTGGCAAGAGGCCAAGTGATCCAGGAGTTCGAGTATCGCGTGCGGCTTTATCAGCGGCACGGTGCGATGCACGACGTCTTCGTTACTGCTCCAGATGCCTTCACTGCAAAGCAGAAGGCACTGGAGCTTTTTCCTGATCACATGCCCCAGTCCATTACGAGAATCTCAGAGTTGGTCGCATGAGTCGCGCCCGTACGGGAAGGGAATTGGTATTGGAGTGGCTCCAGCAGGAGGTGCGGCTGGCGAAGACGGCGGATCTGCAGCGGGCTGCGGCGTTCTTGGAGTGGGCAAGGCAGGTAAGGAAGGGATGTGCCAAGCAGCGGGGTGGGGCGCGGGTAGCGCAGGCCAACGCTTGGCGGAAGCGGGTGGATGAGGATGTGCGGTGGTAGGACTACTGTGTCGCAATCTGCTAGTGTGTAGCAGAGTAGACAGCTTGTTATGCCGCTGAATCACGGAAATAAGTTTTACTGCCAGCTGCTTTTGGATCCACACCGGTACAAGCTGGCAGAAACGTTGGCGGCAGTAGAAGGAAAAAAGGTGACGGCGCTGCTGCGAGAAATGGTGTATGCGGCGCTTGAAAAGGCTTTGCCTGCTTCGGAGTACAAGGCGGCAGAAGCTGCGGATGAAGCGGCTTGGCAGGAGTCGGTAAAAAGGCGGGTGCAGGGAAGGATGCGCTCCAGGCAAGAAAAGCCTGTGTCAGAAAAAGACGCATGAGACTCTGTTGTACATCGTTATAGTCTGTAGCTGGGCAGCCACGTTTACTAGGCTTGCACAGTAGTCACTGTTTTGTTATGACGCGCTACGTGGTGATGGCGGGAGATCGCTGGGTAACAGCGGTGTACGAGCCGGGCGCTGGTGTGCAGTTCACCTGCTGTAAAGAAGACGCGTCTAGTTGGGTGACCTATGAGCGTGCTGTCGATGCAGCTCGGGCTGTGATGCAGGTTGTGGACGAGCCTGTGTTTGTCCACAGCGTTCAAGAACCGCTGTATCCGAGGTCGTGGAAGTGAGTTCTACGCTGCACGAGGTGCTTGTGTGGCTGCCTGGGCGAGGGGCTATGCGAACTGTGGTGCGCGCTGATTCGCTCCAGCAGGCTGTGGAGTTAGCGGAAAGACGCTACAAGCAGTGTCTTGTGGAGGTGCCGCAGGAAACTGTCAAACCTAAGCTGGTGCGGTCGCACACAGGCCCAAAGCTGGCGGCGCGTTTACGTAAAAAATTGATGGAAACCAATGGCTGAACAGTGGGCGCAAGATGCATGGGCCAAAGTCCAAGAAGATCAGCTAAGGACTGATTTTCTGGAATTCCTGTATTTTCAGGATGGCCGGGGGTCAAAGGACCATCCGCTGCATAGCTTGTACACAGGGTTGTACGAGCAGTGGTTGAGCTATGAGCGAAGCACTGGTGACACTGCTGTACTTGGCAGTGATGTACTGGCTGATATGCCTACTGGTGCTGTGTCTGTGTAAAAAACTTTTGCCTTAGGCTGAATCACGGTCTAGGCCAAAACGCTCGGTGAGGTTATCTGCGGCTTCGCGGATTGCCCATCGAGCTTTTGTTTGTTCCAGCTGGTGGAGTGTGTTCAGGATTAGGGCGGCTTCAAGTAGGCCGCGATAATCGCCTGAATTGAAGCGATCCACAAGCCATCTGTCTGTGGCTGCTTTGTTAAAGGAAGATTCAGTAGTGTGCTCGATTGGATTCATGATCACTTGGTACGGATTTTCATGTACCAGCCTGTATCGTCACCGTCTATTAGCCAACGAGGAATCCAGTTTTTTCTGGAATACGCCACTCCAGCGCCTCCTTTATTGCTGACGTAACCGCCGGTCAACAGGTTGGCCTCCCCGAATGGATCGTTGTGGATGATGTGAGTGGGCGTGTAGCCAATCACAGTGCTCCAGTGGCCTGTACCAGTGGGCTCGGAGACAAGACCTTTGTGTAACCAGCCGACAGGGACGGGGTGACCTTCGCTGATTTCGTTTTCTAAGTCTTCAACGGTGCCATCCATTTCAAATGTGGCGGTAAGACCTAAAGCTTTGAGAGCAGCTAATTGAGCTTTGGGATCTGTTGTATCGCCAAAACGAGCACGCAGTTTGTTGTACTCGTAGTCTCCTGAAATTTTGCCGTAGTACCTGGCGACCATTGCGCAGCTGGAACTAAAGCACTGGCGATAACCTGTCTTTCCGTCGTCCGGTCCCAGCTGGTATTCGTAGGCGACGCGCAGGATTTTTTCTTGAGGGCGTACTGCTGGTTTTGTTCCAGCGTGTTGATCCATTAGCTGAATTAGTTTGCCCGCATAATTGGGGTCAGTTGCGTAATTTTCTTTAACAAGCCACTTTGCTGCCTCTTCACGGGTACTCGCGTTATTACAGCCTTTGTAATTTTTGTAGTCTTTGTACCAGCGTTCTACTAAATATGTGACGCAAGATAAAACGTCGGGAAAATCAATGAAACTATCTGTGATCGTTATCCACTGATTGTTGATAAATTCCTGTGTTTCTGTGGCTGTACCGTCGCCTTTAAGACCGAAAAAGTTGTTTCGGCCTGATACAAGTTTTCCGTAGCTGGATTCCAGTGCCCATTGGGCGCATACAAGCTCTGGGAATTTTGCGCCAGCGACGCGGGCTGCTTCAAGAATTCCTTCCCAAGTATTAGGGAAGTTGCTCTGTTTGCCTGCAACGCTCCAAGTTTTGAACCAGCCTTGGTCGCGGCCCAAGATGTGGGGATTGGCTTTGTTAATGGCAAATTCCAGTTCGGTTATGGCTGCCATTTGATGGGGCAAGCCCTTGTAGTACCGGAAAAGGTCATACAGGCGGATTGTGTTTGTTGCCATGAGACCTGTTACGCGAGCGTTTACGGCGCTTTTGTTGCGGAGACTTTTTCCGGTTCAGCGCTTTGGGAAAATAATACGCAGTAGTTTCAGTGCCAGCTGGACCCAGCTGTTTTCGCGAATAGGTAGCAAAGCAATAATTTCTGAGCCTGCTGCTACAGCAATGGCGATGGCTGCAGTAGTCGTTGGATCCATGCGAACTAGGTGGTCTTACGCCAGCTTAGCTGTACTAGAGAAGACAAGCCAAGCGCGTAATAGTTTCTACCGCTACATTTTGGGTAGCTACTGGGGAGTATGGACCATCGCATTGAAGATGGCGAATACTTAAATAAAAAACAATCCCGGTTAAGGTTTAGGCAAGACATTATTTGGCGTTGGCGTAATCGGTGCGCTTATTGCCATTGCGATTTAGGTAAATCGGCCACGCTTGATCATGTGCTGGCAAAAAGTAAAGGCGGGCATACGCACCCTAAAAATATGGTGCCAGCCTGTTTGTCGTGCAATGTACGAAAAGCTAGTGCTGATTGGCGCGAATGGTTTAGAGCGCAGGAATTTTGGGATGCTCGGCTTGAAAAGGAAATTGAAGACTGGATTAACTTACCGGAGGCTGCGTAGGATTCCAGCCCATACCTTCTAGGTACATGCGGGCGATGTATTCGTCTTCGGCATAACGGCAAATACTACCTGTACAAGCGCGGTAGTACAAATCGCCACGCTCGTTTTCCAGTTGCTCCAGCTTGAAACCATTGCCGTAGTCTGTGGATTGGATAATGCTCATTTGCCAGAACCGATGCGCATTTCGATTTGACGGACGCGATTTTCAAGGTCGCTTAAGCGTTCTTTAGAGTCGTTTTTTAGTTCTTGAATATCGGCCGCAACTGTGTTTACGGATTGATCTAGTTTGGCTACTTGCATGAAAAGACCGCCGAGACCTAGGACTGCGGCGGTTAAAAGCGCTGGAACAGCTTGGTTCCAGGGGTTGTTAGGGGGTTCAGCTGTGATGTGAGCCTCGTCGTGATGGTCCATTGCGAGGCATAAACGCAGCCTTTTTTACAGCCTAGCGTCCTTGGCCGCGAGTCTTTTTACGACCGTGGTTTGGAAGACTGTGCTGGCCTTGACCTTGCCGAGACTTTTTAGGCTTGCCTGGTTTGTGCTCAATACGTCCCAATGCTGTTTTAGATTTAACGGCCATTAGTCGTCAGTGCGGGGGTTGATGGCTACTAAGCAATAGGCAAGCCCAATACCTAGTAGCCATAAAGTAATTAGGACCAAGGCAGACCAGCAGATTTGCTGGGTGCGTGCTGTTCGTCCAGCTGAGTTTGCAGCGCAGCTTCGATTTCAGCAACCTTGTCGGGGCCAATTTTGTCTTTGACCCAGCCAGTCACAATCTCTGGCGTTAGATCTGCAAAGGGGATCATGCCATCGGCAGGACGTTCCAAGCCGATGCTGCCGTAGGCGCCAGCAGAGTAGGTGTCGTCTTTGGCGTCCACGGTGTAGTGGGCTGTGAAGACATAGCCATCGGCGGTTTCCCGCTCAAGGTTGGCGATGTTCCAGGTAAAGGTGGTGGTCATGAAATCAAAGGGTAAAGTTTTGTGTGACCAGTTGAAGGCCGGTCACCCGCCAAGTGAGTAGGACTACAAGGCGTCACCAAGTAGATAACGCTGCCCGCTTCCAAGTGTTGGTAGCGGTACAAACGTAGATGTAGCTGGCGTCCCAAGCAATCTGGCCAGTGGTACCAGTGGCAGTGGCCGAGGCGGGAGTTTTGCTAGTAGCGATCTGGAAGTTGTCACCTGCAATTTTGACGGCCCCATCGTTACTAATCCTCATCCGCTCCGTAGGACTGCTCGCCCCATCAGCAGTAGTACTAAAGACCAACCTGCCCGGCATGTCGTTGAGGCCAGGGGTGCCGTCTACAGCAGCAGAAACGCGAGCGGCCTCGATGTAGGCAGCGCCGTCATAGCCAGCAAAACGCTGCAGGCTTAGACCGTCGCCATCTGAGACGATGGTCGGAGCGCTAATTGTTCCGCGAGACTTGGCGTAGACGATTTCAGTGGCACCGTTGTCAGTCGTATTGCGGATAAGACTGACAGTTCCTGTTGATGCTGCAAATTGCGTCCCCGAGTTGTAGCCGAGCAGTGCAACCGAGCTACTCGTCCCCACCAGCAGGCGGCCGGAGGAGTCGATGCGTAGGCGTTCGCTCAACCCTGCGCCTGTTCGGAAGATTAGATGCCCGGGACCATCGTTGTAAATATGAGAATAAGCAGTACCGTCAACTGCAAAGAATATGCCATGATCTGAATACGTGCCGCCACTGTTAGCTCTTAAATTTATAGAGGCATCGGCAGCAATAACGTTAAATGTTTTGGCAAAAGCTGCAGCGCCTAGGCTTACTTTCCCGTCGCTTGCAACAAACAACCTTCCCGTCCCATTTGTGCTGATTGCCAGCTGGTCAGCGCCGGGGCTATAGATGCCGGTGTTGGGATCGCCAATCCAGCTCAAAGCTGGTGCTGCGGCAGTACCAAGTGCGGAAATTTCAATTTGACCGGTTGCGTCAATACGCAGGCGTTCAGTGCCGGAAGTAGTTGCAGATAACTGATTAGCGCCAGGGCTGAATAGACCTGTATCAGTATCACCAGTAAAAGCAAGGCTAGGTACAGCAGCCGTTCCGGATGCGAGCGTGGATACTGAGCCGGTTGCTCCGGTGGGACCTTGGATGCCCGGAACTGCAATAACAACCTGCGTATTTTCTTCGTCGATAACAGCAAGTTGTACGTCAGCCATGGCTTAGTTCCTTGAGTACGTTTGTTGCACTGTGGCAACACCTGTCAACCAATAGTAACGCTGACCGCTGGCACTGGTTAGGCTGATGTCGTAGCCGTACCGGCCAGTGCCAAGCAAGACTGAAGCGGCAGGCGGTAGCAGTAATTGAAACTGGCCATCAGCTGCAACAGTAATTGAACATGAAAAAGACGTGACGTATGTTTGATCATTTAGTGTTTTAATGTCTGCATCTACGGTATAACCGGTTAAATTAAGTGGCGTGGCTACATAAAATGTTCCAGCTGCAGTACCACTAACAGTGATAGAAGCGCCGCCAGCAGATGTAGATACTTGAAATGCAGAAGTTGTAAGGTTTGCGGCAATAACGTAATAAACAACGTTTAAGGATATGCCGCACGGAACAGTATCTCCGCCAGTGAAAATAACCTTGTCGCCAGCCGCAAGGCCGTGACATGCAAGATTAAATGTTGGTGTACCAGCTGTAATTGTAATGCTTTGCAGTGCTCTTCTGTTTTGCGTGGCACGAAATACCCCGCTCCATGTAGAGTTTTGGAGGATTGTAATGTTGTACTCGGCGGGGTAAATCATGACGGCGCTGCTCGTAAATGCAGTCTACGAACGTTTAGGTGAGAGGAGGTTGTGGCCAAATAATGGCAAAAGGATCAGGCTCTTGCGTAATGTCACGCAGCGCTTGCCGGTAAGAGGCCCATGCCTGTTTATCTGCGGGACTATCCGGTAGCTGGGTCCAATCACACAACTGCAAAAGGCGATTACGCTCCAAGCGCACCTCTACCCATTGTCGGTCTTTGGCAGCGTTTTGCTCGTCGGGTGTCATGGGGCGCACCAAATAAGCGGTCCCAACCCAATCGAGCACTTCTGTGTGGCTGTCGTAAGTCGGCAGGGTATAAGGACCGGTGTAACCCCAAGCTTTCAACTCGGCTTCGGTGAACGTACTCGGGTCAGTGCGCGTAGTGCCGTCAGGCAGGTATACGCGGAACGGCAGGGCTGCGGGCCATGCGTTGTTCAAGGAGTACAGCGCAGTCATGGGTTAAATTCTCCGGTGATAAGGTAAATAGCCTTGATGTCTTTGTTGCCCGTGTAGGTATAGGCAGCAGATGTTGTTACGTTTGTTACTGTAATTTGCGCGCTGCCGGTATGTGATCCATTGGAGTGAGTTAGGTATTGCATGTATACATCAGGTAGTACGGTCAGATTTCCACTTGTAGCGGATTGCTCTTGGTAAATTCGTAGGTTTCCGCCGCCGCCGTTGCCGCCGTCATAGGGGCCGGGGTTGGACCAATTAGTGCTGCCGTAACAACCGCTGGAATTTGCTGATCCTCCCCCAATACCACCACCGCCTTTACCGGTTACGGAAAAACCGTAATACGTTGGTGTATCTGGGTTGTCGTAAGCATTGCAAGCTTGGCCGACGCTGCCGTTGCTGGGTGTGCCAGCACCTACAGCGTTACCGTAACCACCGAAACCTTGGCCTCCATTACTTCCAGTCTCGCTGGAAAAACTGGCGCTTGGAATGGTGTACACACCTCGACCGCCGCCGCCACCGCCTCCTCCTGTTACAGCTAGCCACTCATCAGCAACAAGCACACCTGATCCTGCGCCGCCTTCGGTGCCATTGCCGCCGGCGCTAGGCAAATACCCTGGGCGGATTTGCAATGTGCGACTGGACGGGACTTTTAAACGTACTTTTGTGTAGCCGCCGTTTCCTCCGTAACCAGCGCCGGCATTGGCGTAACGAAAATAATTACTGCCTTTTCCGCCGTAAAGCTCTACATCAATAATTACTTCGGAAACGCGACTAATGCCGCCAATAACGTGGACGCCAGAAGGAAACGGTTGGCGGTAATCCAAACCGATGTAACCGCCGTTTCGTTTGTGCACGGCAGTCATCAGGTGATCTCCAGTGCAGAAACAGTTACTTCGAGATCTCCGCCAGCGCTGGCATTAGCTCGGATCTTTTCGCCTCGCTTAAGCACCAGCTTGTTAGGGATAGCCTCAAGTGTACTGTCGGCCGGCACCGAAATCGTGTTAGCAATTTTGGCGATGGCGCTATCAGTGCTACCTGTAATTGTCAACGTGATGTCGGCAGCATTGACGCCATCGACGTTGGCGACAAGGCAACTCAGTACAATCGCACGGTTTGCATCAGCAACGTTCGGAGCTTGATAAACGTCGGTAATGCTCGTGGTGGATAGAGCAACCGAAGAGCGGTTAAACGTTTCAGCCATATCAGGAAAGGGCTAGGACTGTGCCAAGGGTGACGCCACCGGCACTCGGTGTGCTCCAACTCAGTGTACCGCTGCCGTCAGTGGTTAACACTTGATTGGCTGTCCCATCGGTGGCGGGGAGTGTGAAGGTCACATTGGCAGCGACTGTTGCCGGAGCCTGCAGTGCGATGTAGTTGCTGCTGTCCGAATCAGCGAAGCGCAAATCGGATTGCGCGTTTAGTGTGATGTCACCGGTAAAGGCGCCGCCTGCTTTTGGCATAGCGGCAGTGGCCAAGTCGTAGGCGGACTTGACGGCAGCAGGCGTGGCAGCAGTCGTAGTGCTTGTGCTGCTGGTGCTATTGGTTAGCTGGACCTTACCAGCTGTACTAGTTGTACCAGTGACGACTGTAGTGACACCGGTATTTGTGATGCTGACGTCGCCACTAAGCGCAACCGGCGTGGCCACATTGCTTGCGTTGCCGACCAGCACTGTGGCGCTGGTCATAGTTGCTAACTTACTAAATGCAATGTTGGCGCTGGCATTGATGTCTGCGTTGACAATGGCACCAGCTGCAATATCAATAACGCCAGCAGTGCTGAGTGTCACATCGCCAGAAACGGCTACGGCGGTGGGCACACTGCTGTTGTTGCCGACAATGATATTGCCGCTGCTGAGTGATACAAGTTTGCTGAGGGCAATGCTGCCGGCCAGCATCGTGTTTGTAACTGTGCCAGTGTCTGCATCAGTTATTACTGTGCCGGAACGATCGGGCAGCGTGATAGTTCTATCGGCCGTTGGATCAGTAACAGCAAGCGTAGTTTCAAACGCGTTGGCTGTAGCACCTTCAAATACAAGCGATCCAGACGTACCAATCAGTAATTCACCGGTAATAGTTGAGCCGGCTGCGCTAATTTTTTCTGTATCCAGTTCCTCCAGTGCTGTTTGGACATTGGTGGATTGGATGCCACCAGCAGGGGTGACCGTAATACCGCTTGCTTGAGTTGCGCCCGTGACAGAAGTAGAGACGTCAATCTCCTCCCAGCTGGTGCCGTTGGACAGGATCATGTCCGGTGCAGCCAGCGTTACATGCGGCGCTTGCCCTGTGGTGATTGTGCCGCCTGTGGCAACAACAAGGTAATAGCGATTGTTAGTAGCGCTTGCAGCAGGCAGTGCGCCGTTGACCGTCAGGCCAATGGCTTGGCCGGCAGTTGTGACGGATGCAACCTTGCCAGTACCGGATGGTGATGCAGCGTTAAACGTACCTGCGTAGATAATTTCGCCGGCTGTAATTGTGATGGCTTGCCACGCGTTACCGTCCCACAAGTACAGATCGCCATTGATTGAGTCAAAAAAGTATTGGCCTGTAAATTCGGCAACTGGAAACGTGACGACACCAGTTGTAGAGCCAGCGCCACCAAATTTAACGGTGGAGTAGTTTGCAAGTTTGGCGCCTGCGACTGTGTTTGTACCAAGTAATCCTGCATCCAGGATGCCGGACGTCAGTTTAGTTGCAGGCAGATTAGGAATATCTGTATCAGCAAGCGTTGCGCCAGTGCTGACATGCCCCTGCGCATCGACGGTGACTTTGGTGTATGTACCTGGCGTTGTGGAATTGGTGTGGTTGAGTGCTCCAGCGCCGGTTACAGTTAAACCGCTGCCTGGAGTAATGGCGCCCTTAGCGCCAGCAGTTGCTACCGGTAGGTCTGCTGCCGTGATGTCGCGAGCAGCTGTGATCAGACCTTTGCTGTTGTATTGCGCGACTTGATACGTGGTGCTGTTAGCGGTGACGCTGTTATCAATTTGCAGCGTATTGCCGCTCATCGTTAGGCCGTTGCCGTTGACTACAACGCCGCCTTTGGCTGTAGTGGTTGCAGTAGGTAGATCGTCGCCAGCGATTGTGCGGTAACCAACGGCGCCAGCAGAGGCAGTGGGACCAGCTAAAAACTGCGCTGCTGCGCTGGTGTTATCAAGTGTGGCGCTTACGGTTACGGTTGAGCCAACTTGGTTGGCGACAATGTTGATTGGGCCGCTAGTGCTGCCGATGACGCTGTTGACGCTGCCCGAGGCTTTGATTGGCTGCCATGTGGAGCCGTCCCAGCAGTAGACGTAACAATCGTCAGTATCAAACGCTAGTTGACCAATAAATGCACCGGTTGCTGGCAAGGATGCAGCAACAACCGTGGATGACTGCGCAGCAAGCTTTGCGGCAGTGATACTGCTGTCGCTCAACTGCGTAGCACTAATGCCTCCGGCAGCAATAGCAGCGCCTGGGATCTGATTGCTGTTAAATAAAATCTTGGCGCCCGGAATTGTAGCGTCGGCAATCAAAGTGACGCCGTAGCCGATGGCGTCTTGGATCGTAATTTTCTTGGTTTCGCTGGCGCTGATGTCGGCTACGGGCAGCAGGTCACCGGCAGCCAGATTGGCGCCAGCCAGTGCGGCTAGCTCGCTGATACGAAGGTCTGCCATACGTCTGAACCGCGCCTAGTGGCTTTTGTCTGAGTCTAAGGTCTACTCCGGTTCTTCCAATAGCAGCGCTCCGCTTGTTTGCTCCAGTTCGAGTTTGGAACCTGTTTCTTGGAGCACAAACCGTTTAGCTTGCGTGCTGGCACGCAGTCGTACTGGACCAGTAGTAACAAACGAGATTGTTGCGTCAACAACTTCTCCGGCAGAAAAGCCCATGGCCGCACTCGTTACAACGGCATCAAATTCCCACCAAAGAGAATCGTTTGCTTGGCTTGTTTGGTAACTGCCGGCTTGTGGAATAGCGTAAGGTGTTTTTACGTAAAACTTTCCTCGAAAAGTTGCTCCTACTTCTGTCCGAAGAATTAGCTGCAGTAAGTAATTGACAGGCTCGGTATCGGTTGCAGTTGCGTAATCCCACTGTGCCGTAAGTTGCCCACTACCACTAATAAGGCTGCTGTACTGTTGACGATGCTCGTCACTAAGTACGGTTACATCTACAGTTTCTCTATTTGTATTTAACTCGTACTCGGTGATTTGTCCGAGGATCCGTGAATCACGATCACGAATTGAAACTGTAATAGGGATGTCTCGCGCAATATCTGCTAACGGAACTACGTCTTCGGGACCGCCATCGAGGCTGCCCGAAAATGTTGTGTATAGCTTGATTCCACCTAGTTCGTCAATAAATACGTACCAGTTGCCACTGGATTGGACAATACCATTGGCCCAGCCGGCAGCTGAAATAAAGTCCAGCGGCGTGCCGTCTGTGGTGGTCAGCTCTACAAGATCACCAGTAATTAAAAAGCCTTCGTCAAAATCAAAACTAAAACGCTTGCGTGTTACGTTGACGTCTGAAGGATTGACAATAGATTCTTTGCTCCCGTCAAGTGATTTGCGGGTCAATTCGATATTGCCAGATTGGCCAAGGTAGATGCCCATTACAGACTCACTTCATTGAGCGCTCCAGTTGCTTGGAACGTGATGTCTGCGCGGCTGACCTCCCCAACGGCAGCACCAAAGCTGACGCTTGTGATGTAAGCCGTGAGCTGAACGTCGCTATTAGTGTTTCCGTCTACAAGGCGCAGCCGAAGATCAACAGTGTCTGTATCTGCGACTGCGCCAGTGCGAATCACTTTTTTAAGTGCTGCTGCTGCATCGTTGCGGCCTTGGCCGTCGTTGTAGTACAAAAGTGCCGCACTGCCGTTAAACTCTTGCACGCCTGAGGTGTAGGTGCGCTGCGATTCGCCCAGCGTCGTTGTTTCAAGCATCTCAAGGCTGCCGCTCATGGACCAGTTGGTCACCTTGAGCTGTTCCAGCCCATCAATCAGGAGGCGGCCATCCCGGCCTGTGTAGATCTTGGCCATGGGTTGAGTCTAGAGAACCGCGATGAGTTGTACTTGAACGGAGCTGATTCCGGGACGTACAGCATTGATGGATGGCGCATCCGCGTAGCGCCACTGGTTGATACCTGATGCATCTAGGTTGGCGCTTGTACCTGCCCAGCCGGTTTTAGCTCCAGCAGGCAGCGTGAACGTGCCGTAAGTTCCTTTGACTTCGTTGTAGTGGTCTAGGAATAGGTCGGCGTTAGCGTCTGTGATGTTGTCGTAGGTCAAATTCATTTGCATTCCAGTGCGACTGTCTCCGTACAGGATGCGGACCTCAGCGCCGGACTGCGAACGGAATTGTTTGATGGGGTAGTCACCAGGCGTAAAGTCACGCGATGTTGGTACCAGTGTTGGGTAAGCCATCAATCAAGCACCGTGAAGAGTGACGTATCTAATACATCTTGCACAATACGACTGCGCAGCAAGCTGTCGCAGGGATGGTGCGTGGCTTGAATTTCAACCAACCCGTCCTCGTCCATGGTGATCTGGGTGACTTGATAAACGCTTTGCCCTGCGTCGTTTGCGGTATCTGCTTTTACTGTAAACAGACTGTTGTACAGAGAAGAATCGCTGGTGACACCGTTAGTTACGGTCAGCGTAGTTTCGCGGACGTCATTGTCCCCAGTGCGGTAGGCGAAAATGTTGTAGGTTCCGGCAAGATCGCCGGACAGACTCGTGACATTGCCGGCAGAGTCAATTACGCCGTTTTGATATGAAACGCTTGGCGACGCTTTTGTGATGACGCGGATGTATTGACCTGGTGCCAGATACAGTCCTTCGGGAGTTGTTTTAAAAGACACCTCATGGGTTACGCGGCGACGAACGCTGAGCAGGTAGCGCGCAGTCATAAATGCTTGCTCGCGGTATGTGCAAAACGAACTCAGATCAAATGTTTCTATCTTGGCTTGGCCGCTATCGACTAAATCAGCCCAAAGCACCATCAGAGAGCGGGATTCCGGCAGCTGATTTTTGACGCGTTCTTGGTACGTCATGACGGCGCGAAAATCTTGCCGTTCGCTTAAATCGGAATATGTAACAGCGAAGCTATCTTCAATGATGTTGCCTGCTGTAAACAATGCGCTAATTGGGATGGCGTCTTGATCCAGCGTGCCGTCTGCATTGGTAGGCAACGCCGGCTCCATCGAGAATTTGCCGTTGGCGATGACAAAATTGCAAAGATGTAGTGGAGCTGTTCCACTGATAAATTCGCGGATGTTTGTTTGCTCTTCAATAACGCCGTCGAAGTAAATGCGGTTTTGCACAAGGAAGCGCGATGTGCGCTGGAAACCAGCAGTATCTACGAGTGCGCTAGATACACGGCGACCTGCGCCCATGCGAGTATCGGTCAGCAAGAAATAAACAAGATCCGAGAATTTGTTTGCTGGTCCGACACTTTCAAAGTCAAAGCGGTAAGCAGGGACGCCGTTGGGCACCCACAGGCGTACCTGTTCCAGGCTTGTTACTGAGCGACTTGAACGCAACGCCATACCAAACATGGTCATGGAGTTGTACGTAGGTGTCTCGTCGTTGCCCACGCTTTCATTTACGTAGACAATTTCATGCTCTGGATTTGAGCTGTTGGATTTTTCTAGTTCTTCGTAGTGAGAAACATCCGCAATTTGGCTAGATGTCTCGAACCAGCGTTCCTCGGCAGCGGGGTCACCTTTGACGTAAACAGCGTCATGGACAACGCGCAGGCGAGGGCCTGTAGTAATAGCCGCAAACGCATTGTTGACGGCTACTTGTGTTTCAAATTCGTAGTTGTTGGGCGGCTCGTGCGACCAACCAACGATCGTCATTGTGGATGGGTTGCGCCATTCCCAGCCATCGTTAAGGGATTGCTGTTGCCTGTATTGAGAAATGGCCGTGATGCGAACATCAACTGTTTTACCTGTTGCCCATGTCAGCGTGACAACGACAGAGCGTTCTTGGTTTTTGTAGTCCTTAGGATTGCCAAGGTAGTGCGTGTGCCAGCCACCGAATTTGCCGCTGGTTAAATAACTCGGCAACCATGCGACAACTTCCATGCGTGCCGCTTGATTGACCCAGCTGCCATCAGTACCGGATTTTCCTTTTGTGCGGAACTCTTCGTTGGCGCGAACGTCAATTGCGGCTACCCATTCGCCGACAACTGTTACTCGAAACTGGCCGTAGTCTGTTGCACGGTCAATACCAATTAGTTCGCCGCCGTTTGCGTTAAGGCGCAAAAATTGCGTGTCATCGGGGCTAAATAGGCGCACATCTGCGCCAGTCTTTGGAACAATCCGGTATTCAAATTGGCCGCGAACGCCGCTTTTGATTCGGATGAAATTGTATTGATCAACAGGAGACTGTCCTGTTACGCAGAATTGCTCGCCGAGCATCGACCATGGATATAACTGGCCGTTGGGCGCCAGTCCTACAGGGCGCAGTTGGATTGTGAATACACTGGTGCGGCGCATGTAGGAGTTGCGCGAGCCGGTGGTCAGTGTTGTACCGGCCTCGTCAAACTTGATTAGGCGTGCAGGCGTCGGGACTTCCGGGAAGTTACAGAGGCCATTGGCGCGATTCCAGACCTGAGATTTAATGCCGAGTTCAGTTGCATCAACGGGGCGCTGGTTACGGACGGTGGCAAAAGCGACGCGCAGCAAAGGAAAGTATGACGGCCCCAGCCATTGAGGCTCATAGTTTTTGCCGTCGTAACCGATTTGATTTGTGATGGCACGGATTCCAGCGATGCCGATTTCATTGGAGCCGCTGGTTAATTCAACGCACTTAAGGATGTAAGTAGCAGGACCATCTTTGCGGCGCCAGATGTTTGTAGGGCGCTGCGTAACCTGCCAAACGGTGCGGCCGATAATAAACAGTTCGCCGATTTGCAATTTGTCGTCGGCTTCTTCGCGCTCCTTAACTGTGCGCTGGTCTTGATCATCGAGTGTAACGCCTGACTTTGGATCAAATTTGTCTTCGTCGTTGTACTTGGTGTCGTTGATGCGATAAGCGATTTCATCGCCAACGGCAACTTTTACGCGCGCTGGATATTGATATTCGGTGTAGGTGCCGTTGACGCTTTTATGGCCAATAACGCCCATGAAGCAGCTATAGCCGGCGCCTTCGCCCTTCATGCCATCTTGCAGTTGGTTGGCCGCCCCACCTGCAATCTTGCGGCGGGTTGCCCGGATGCGGCGTTCCGGGTCTTCGCCGTTGGGCAGCGAAACAACTTGCCAGTTGATTTTGTTATGTGTACCGTTTTTGATTGGGTCGTATGCGCCAAATGCCGTACTGCCCGTGGGCGTATAGACAGAGCAGAATCCCGTGTCCACCATCGCCTGCAGCGTGGGGCACTGAAAAATATCGTCGTAAGGTTCTGGATCGCCTGCTGTTTTGTCGCCTCGTGTTCCAGCGAAAAGGTCTGCGGCTTTGACGCGGTTGTCGCCGTCGCGGCTGGCCCAGTAAAAGGCATATTGCTGCGGTGGCAGGGATGCCAGCGGCATTGAGCCCAAGTAAATTCCCGCTACTTCAGGAGTGGTCAGCGTCGTTTCGCCTACGACGTAAAGGCCTTTGTACCCTTGGCTGCCGCCATGACTAAACATCCGAGACCACACCAGAGAAGGAGTGACGAGGATGCCGCCAGTGGTGTGGCTTTCGCGTTGTTCGTAGCGGCCCCAGACGATAGGAATAGGCAGGCCGTACTCGGCAATATCGGCGGCGCCTTCAAAGCCAAAGGCTTGGTTGAACCGCGAGCGGCCGTTGGCGGATGCCAGTGTGCGGCTACGTTGCCGTGCTGGAGTTTCTGGGCGCGGCGTTAGAAAGTAAGCAGCGGCTGTACTGGCCACGCCAATCGCAAGGCTGATCAGCGTTGATACCAGCCAGGGCTCTAGGCCGGTATTTTGTACGTCAGGAATATTGCTGTATTCAGCTGGACGGATGCGCGATTGAAATGCAACGCGAGTGCGGTACCAGCGATATTCGTCTTCGCTGCAGGCGATTGTTGCAATCAGATCCCGTTCATACGGGAGCAGTGGCGCACTGTATAAACGGGCTTCAGCATTGCGGTAGGGGACCAGGCCGCTTGCTGCCGGGCCTCGTTGATGTAGATCACTCCGTGCTGCCATGCCACTCCAAACGCGTGCTTGTGCGTGGACAGCAATACCACGTCACCATCCAGCTTAGCGTCGGTGACGCGGTTGCCCCAGTGCAAAAGTTCGCGGGCTACTTGCCGCCACGTTGCTGTGTACCAGTGCGGTGATGACGGTGGGCGAGGTATTACGAGTTCGTCTAAAACAGCCAATACAAGGTGGATGCAGTCGAGCGCTTTGTCTGGGTCTGATCCAGTTGCGCCATAGCGGTAGGGGCGACCAATCAGATCAGAAGCGCACATAGGACGAAGTGGGTAAGCGCCCAACAAGTCGTTGGTGCAAGCTGCGATTAGGAATGTCGCCGCCCACTGCGTCAAGCACGCTATTGAGTCGGAGATTGATGGATGTTTCGTCCCAGCCGCCAGCGGCGATGACACCTGCGTAGGTGTGCAGCAGTTGCTGCGTGTTGGAGTCGTCTGGATTGAGCAGGCAGACGTCAACAGTTGCGACCCATGCCTCGGTGGTAGCTTGGTCCGCCCACGCACGACTGAGATCGTTGTTAGGGAAAGTCAAAGCAGCATCTACATTGTCGCCGCGCGTGTTGATTGAAATGCCGCTAAATCCAAAGGGCATAAATGCGTGAAGGTAGCCGTCACGGTTGACGCCGCCACGAATAAAGAAGTTCTGGAAAGCCAGAACGTTGTTGTTGGCTTGCGTGAAGCGAACGAAGTGGCCGAGTGCGTACTGCATCAGATCCCAATCCGGCGGCGGGTTGAGGATGATTGCTGCAGACGGCGCAGCGCGGCCTGCTCACCGCGCGTGGCACCTTGCGATGCCGCCTGCTGCATACCGCGCTGGAACTGATCGGCGGTGACGTAATCGACGGAGTTGATGCGCTCCACGCTGTAGCGCACGTCGATTGGGCCAACTGCTGCTATGCCGCCATCTGCACCAGTCGCCTGACCGCTACTTGGGATAACTGCAGCGCCGCGTGCTCCGCCTGCGTAGCGCTGCATGGCACCACGCATCTTGCTGGCCGGGATGACGTACTCCGGCTGACCGCCTTCGCCAATCATGGCGCGAGTGGGACCGGTTACAAATCCACCTTCGGCATAGCCAGCTCCAGCGAGAGGAGTGCTGAACACTCTGTCCATAAAAGATGCATTTCCGCCCGGTGTAGCTGGTTCAAGGCCAGCACCTCCACCTGGAATGGCGCCCGCCATAGATTGGAATATAGTAAATATAAGTTTTTGAGCTAACATTTGAGTAGCCATATCAATAAAAGCCTTACCAATATTTTCAAACATTGTGCTAAAAGCTTCGCTTACAGTTTGCGTACCTGTAATTAAACCTGTAATAGAACTTGTAAGAGCATTACTTACTTCGGTGCTAATAAAACCATACTGTTTATACAGCTCGTTAAGCCTAAACTGCCTTTGCTCTAGTGCTGTGCGCAGCGACAGTTCTTGCCCAAGCTGCTGGACAAACTTTTGCTGTGTATTAAATTCTTGCTGTTTAATTTGTAACGTTTTTTCGTCAAAAGCGCCGCTTTGAATTTCACGCTGCAAATCACGAAGTTTTTCTTGCTCTGGCCGCAATTCACTATAGACACGAACACTTTGCTCTAGTAAAAATAGTTGCTCTCGAAGCTGAGCTGAATCAGGCATAAATGTATTTTCTACGCGTAAACGCTGACTAGTTTCAGAAACTCCCCGTAATGTGTTTGCTTGCGCGCGCTGCTTATCAATACGTGCTTGTTGTTCAGATAGTTGTAGTTGCTTAATTTTGCGTGCAAGAATATCGCCTTCTAAATTCATTTCAGTATTAAGTTGCGCAAGGCGTATGTCATACAATTCTAAAACTTGTTGAGCTGTTCCGGTTTTACGTGCTTCTTCAATAGCTTGTTGACGTTCAACATCAAGAGCTTTAGTTTGTAATGTGTAGTTGTACTCAAGTAGTTCTTGTTGTTTAGTGAGCCCCGCTTCTGTTCCTTGGTAAAACTCCACGCTGCGGACACGAAGCTCGATGCCTTTGCGTTCTTGCTCGTACAAATCACGTTCCAGTGTGAGACGAGCTTTTAGCGTTTGTTCTGCGGCACGAGCTGCCTCCTCCGCAGCTTGTTTAGCGGCACGAGCAGCCTCTTCTTGACGACGCTGAATTTCTTGGATACGTTCTCTTTCAATATTGTTTAACGCAACCTGTGTTTGCACGCGGCTTTTATCCAGCAAAAGTAAACGCTCTTTTGCGCTTATCTGCCCCTGTGTAAATTTATATTCAATTTCAGATTCTCTGTTAATGCGTTCTTGCTGTGCAAGCCTCTGCGACGTGTAAACAAATAGGTCTAAATTATTTTTTGCACTTAATGTACCCAAAGATGCTTGTGTACGCAACTGATCTGTTTCTTGTTGTAGAGTTTTTACACGCTGGGCAGCTTCTGGTGTAAGAGCTGCAGGAGCAGCACGTTTTTCTCCTTGTAAAGCAAGATTACCTATAAAGCTAACTAGACCGCCTTGCCCCGGATACTGCTTTTCTATTTCTTTAAATGTCCTAATAACGTTTGCGGTTATATCAGTCAACGTAGTCTTAACTTGTTTACCAAAATTGTCCCAGCCATTTCCTGCATCTTGTATGGCTTTTGCATTTTCACTTCCTATTGTTTTACTTAACTCTTTAAAAGCTACATCAGCCGCTTTTGCTACTTGACCACTACTTTGCAGATTTGTAATTAAAGTTTTTGTTTCAGAATCAAGTCCTCCTAAAAGTGTTTCAAGAACTTGTGCGGCATCACCATTACCACGAAGAGCTTTGGCAAAATCTCTAGACGAGTTAGCAGCGTTATCAAAAGCAGCACCTATTGCAGTGCCAACAAGAGATAGACCAAAACCTAACGATCCGCCTAGTGCTCCGCCTAAAGCACCACCTGCACCACCGCCGACTGCTGCACCTAAACCTTGTCCAAATAGCAGTGGAAATGCGCCACCTATGATTGCGTTACTTGCTGCTTCGCGTGTTTGGCGGCGTGCATCTGTTCTTTTTTGTACTGCGGCAGCGTTACGCTCCAATAACTTATTAAGTCTTAACTCAAATAATTCTTCTCGTGTAACCAGTTGCAAAGTTTCTCGGCGTGCTGCATTTTCTTGAACTTTACTTTTTAGTATTGCTTGCTGATTTGCTTGAGTACGTTGGGATGCGGTATAACCACCACTAAAACCGAGACCTCCTGGACCTAGTTCAACAGTTCCTGATGTACCCCGTAAAAGCTGCAACTGTAAACGTTGTTGGCGCACAAATTCAGCTGTCTGTGCTTTAGCGGCTCGTGCAGCTGCTTCTGTACGCTGTGTAAATTCTTGCTGCCTATCCGAAAGTTTTTGTGTTTGGCTAGCGCTCTCAGCCGCAGCATGTGCCTGTGCTTCTAAAGCTGTTTGTACCTTTGCTGCTTGTGCATCAAGTTTTGAGTTAGCTAGCTGACGTTCTTTTTCAAACTGATTTTGTAAGATAGTGTTTAATTCTGCACGCCCTTCGCGTTCAGCAAGAATTTGTTCTGTGCGCCCTCGCAATTGAGAAGATAAAGCCACAGGCGATGCTTGGCCAGGACCAATCGGACCGCCGTACTGTGTAGTTTCTCGAATACCGGCAGCTGCAAGTTTAGCTTTACGCTCTTGTTCTGTAATTTGCTTTAGTAATTCCGCTCGTTCACGTAGACCGGCATTAAGTTGAGTAGTAGCTGTAATGTATTTTTTAGCGGCAATAGTAGCTTCGTCTGTACCTAACGCGGCTTTATTAAATACTAGTGCTGCGTTTCCTACAGCATCTTTAAGATTGTTTATGTTGCGTACAACGCCTCCACTACCGATATTTTCAAGGTATTTATTTAAGCCATCTACTAATTTAGATGTTGCGGATACTTCGTTTTGAAGACGCTTGAGTTCTTGGGCGCCGCGTACCGCAATCTCAATATCGGCTCTGTAAGCCACGGTGCCACATCACAGTCTGGTACTTCAGTTTACGGCGGAAAAAAGCCGCCGGGTTAGCGGCGGCGTTTGGCTTTGTCGAGTTCCTTTTGTTGGTCCTCGTTCAGGATTTGAAAGTAGGCGCTCCAGCCGAGTAATTCCTCGGCGGTCATGGTGGCGCGGACTTGGCTGAGGGTGAGTCCCAGCTCTTTGGCGACGCCGAATTGCAGCAGGAGCCAGTTGTCCTTGCGAAGTTCGGCGCTCAGGATTTTGGGTCGATGGGCTCGGCGTCGTCCGTGAGGATTGCCAGCATCAAAGCCTGGAGGTCCTTGTCCTTGACCTCGTTTTTGAGGACGTCAATTTCGCCGGCGCTGAACAGTTTGGCTCCAGTCTCATCGAGAGCCTTGGAGATTAGTAGTTGAAGCGCGAAGGCGTTGGCGTCGTCGGACTTGGCTTGTTTTTGAGCGCGTTCACGCTCGGCCATGGTCATAGGTGACACCCACATTTCAAATGTGCTGCCATCGGAGAGTTCGACAACCTTTTTGGTAGGTTCGAGGTTGGCGGCCTTGCGCAGGCGGTCGATGGCACGTAGTTGTTGAGCTGGCATACCAGTCACAGGGGTATGGGACTACTGTAGCTGATTAGAAATAAAAAACCCCGGCTTGTGGGCCGGGGCGCTGATTCTGACTGCTTTAGCAGCCTATCAAGCGGTCTTGATCAGGTCGAAAGTAGGGGTGGAGCTGGGGCGGAAGTTGATGGCCACGGCAATGGCATCATCCGGGTTAACCGTCAGACTGGCGGAAGTCAGTACGATCGGCATAGAGATCGAGCGGCTGAGGGTGTCACTGACAACACCCGCGCTGTAAATACGGTCAACGTACAGTTTTACGTATGCGCCGGTCTGGTTGCGTTGGATGATGTCGTTGATCATCCGGTTGGCGAAGTTTTCGTCGTCAGTCGTGAAGTACACGGTGGTAGAACCAGTGCCTTCGGCAAAGCCGGCGACGTAACTACGGAAGGGGGCGTACTGTGCGGCGTTCTGGCCGATGGTCGTAACGTCAATTTCAGTACGAGTGATTTCAAAAGTCCAGTCGCGGACTTGGCCGACCGACTCGTAGTCGGCGTACGCAACTTGGAAGTAGTTGTTGCCGGTGGCGGTGCCGTCGTCTGTGATGTCCACAGCCGCGCCGCCATCAGTGGCGGAAACTTGCAGAGCACCAGTAGAAGCGGTGTAGCTGCTGACGTAGTAGGTCGTGCCAGCAGTTAGGCCAGCAGGCAGAGTGCCAGTGGGGGTAGCGCCAGCGCTGTTTTGCACGCTGAATTTAACGGGGTCACCGACTTGGAAACCAAAGAAGGTTTCGACGGTGATGGTGTTTGTGGTGGCGTTTACGGTCGCTTCGCCGAAGGTGCCAACAGTGCCTGCGGGCTTGTAGTAGAAGGCACCGGAAGTGCCCGTGATAACGGTGGCAGTCATGGGTAACTGGTTGAAGAGGGGCGGGCACTGCCCGGCTTAATACAGGTTAGCGCCTGTACTAACGATCACTTAAGACAACACAGTTGCTGTGTACGAGGTGTCGATGCGGCCCACAAAATGTGGAGAGTCTTCTGTCGTAGAAAATGTAGGTCCATTAATCTCGCCTACGCGGAAATAAACGCCACTGGTTGTTTTTGCTGTGTTGTTAAGGGTTTCCAGTGCAGTTACTGCGGTGGTAAGCAAGGTCTGGTTGCGGGCGGGGCCACGGCCTTTTTCCGTAAAAATGCGGATGACAACTGCACCACGCGCGTTGTCCACGCTGCTGGTAAGCGTGGGCTCGTTGGTAGTGCCGAAAGTAACATTGACGCGGACGTACTCAGTTGTAGTGTTTGCTGGTACGGCTGTGATGTTGTCGAAGTAAACAGGAACAGCAGGTACCAGTGAATTAAACGCTGTCAGCAGCGGATTTTCAACGGCAGCGCGGATGGCTTGGTAATTCATGAGAATCTGCGGTTGATGGCCGCATCCATTTCAATTTGAACGGCTCTACCTAAGTTAGAGCTGGCGTAAGTAGCAAACCAGTCAAGAGGTGCTGTGCGGCTGGAGTTTTGGCCCTCGTTTCCGCCGCCAATCTGACCTCGATATGTGGCTTGAGCACGCGGTCCAGAAACTTCCCACTTTTGACGACCAAGGGCTGTTTGAGGTTCAGCTGTTCGACGGCGAGCATAGTATTGGCGATCGTGCTCAACAGCATCTACTGCTTCTAAAGCGTGAGGAGCAAAATTGCTGATACGGAAAACTACGCTGTCTTTTGTGCCAAAACTTTTAACTACTTGTACGCCAGATAGTGCGGGAGTGAATACAGGTCTTGGCTCTCCAGGTTGGCCTGTGCCACGAGCAGTTGTAGTAGGTGTTTGAATTTCCCAAGAGTTAGAAAATTCGCCGCTCCAGCTTGGGCCTGCTTGCTGCATTTCGCGTACGACGCGCTCGGCAACACGTTTTGGGCCGTTGTAAATCGTTGTTGCGGCTACGCGATCAAGTTCTTGGAGCAGGTTTATGCCGCCTTGCCAGAAACCTTTACGTGCCATTATTGGGGCCTCACGATTAGAGAGTGGTAAATCGGGTTATCGCCGCGATAGGTGGTGATGGCGATGATTTTGGCCTCGCGGGTTGCTCCAGCTTGGGTGTATTGGATGCGGTCGGCTTGGGTGGGGTAGTACGTCCCAAGCTCGCTGGAGCCAATGAGGATTTTGAGGTCTGTGGATTGGTAAAGACCTTCAGATTCGCGCGGACTGATGCGAGTAATGACGCCTTTGACGGAGACTGTGGTGTCCGCTCCAGAGACATTGCCCGTGGTGGGGTCGTAGGTGCGGGGGGTGGCGGTTTTGATGTACGTGAGGGTTTGGCCCCAGTCGTTGAGGAGGGAGGCCGGGATTGGGGCAAAGGTGGTGTCAATGAGGCCCATGTCAACCTCGGCGTAGGCGGACGGCATAGTTGGCGGCACCGCCCATGCAGTAAGGGCCTAGGTAGGACTGGAGCCAGGGATAGACGTCAAAGACGTTGGTGACGAGGCCAACGGCTTGGCTGGTTTTGCTGTATTTGACCTTCAGTTCGCCAAGTTCCACTTGGTCGTAGAGGCCGGTGGTGCCAGTGCTGCTGGTGACAGAGTCGGTGTCGTTGGCGAGGGCGCGTGCCAGCTCGTAGGTAGCGACTTTGACTTCTTGAGGGATGGCGGAGCAGGTCAGGGCAACGCCATCGACTTCGTAGTCTTCACGCGGCCATTTCAGTGCTTGCGTGGTGGTGCAGCGGTCGCCGTAGAAACTCAGCGAGTCGATCCAGCGGGTGGCGCTGATCAGGGCGCGGTTTTTCTGATCGTCGGTTTTGTCGGTCCAGGTGCCGGATTCCGGTACTGTTTCGAAATAGCTGTTGGCGGCAGCCAGAGTTACGTAGCTGTTAGCCGATGTGCCGGCCACGGTGGCGTCAATGGTGGCGGGCACGGCTTAATACAGTCTTTTCTGGAGTTTAGCTCCAGTGCGGTAGTTTCTTTGTTTTGGTGGTGAGCTAAGTAGAGCGGCGTGGTAAACGGTGGCGCCGGTCATCTCTAGGTCGGCTTGGGTTTCTACGTGCTGGCCGTAGGGGACGTCAATGAAACTGCGGCGATTATCCTGTAGTACGAAAAGACGCACGGTTGCCATGCCTGCTCGTAAACCAGTCAACGCCGAAGACAGCCTAGAAGTGAAAGACAGTTCTACTTCCTCGGCACTGCCCGGAAATACTGTCCGATCTCTTGAGGTTGTGGCAGAAGCTGTGCGCAGCATGTTTGCTGACGGTGTTTCTGCTGAGACGATCCAGCAGGAGTTGGCTGTAAGTCCACATGTGTTTCGGGAGTTGCTGAGCCACTCGTACAAAATGGTTGGGCGAGCCCCAGAAATTTTTGAGTACCAGGAGAAGGTGCGTGTTGGTGAGTTTGAGGGTTAGATATGCGTCCAGGTGCGCCGCAAAAGTATTTTTGATGCGGCAGACGGAGTAATCTTGTATTTTTTAGCTAAACGTTTTAGGTATCCTGGCTTGCGGTCATCTTCGGCCCGCAGAGCCAGGACTTTTTGTTCATCCAGTTTTGCTAAAAGGCACTCAGAACCTTTGCGTATAGGAGGTTTTGGGCTTAGACCGTAGCCGTATGCGTGTGCCATATTTTCGCTTTGTGTGCAATACTCTAGGTTTTCTAAACGGTTATCTGTTTTAATTCCGTTTTTGTGATTCGTTACGCAGCCGTCGGGACAAGGGCCTACCCACGCTTCCAAAACGAGGCGATGCACCAATTTATTTTTTATCCCTGCGGAAGTTTTTAAGGATACTTTTTTGTAGCCTTGACGATGATCTGCTTGTTTTAACTCAAACGGTTCTAACCGGTGATAACTAATTATTTTTCCGCACCGTGACGCGCTGTAGCCAATAGCGGATGGGATGGGGCGACTTTCCATGAAAAAGGGGCCACGAAGGGCCCCTATCCTACACTACTGATAACCTGTTATCAGTATGCCGAGACATCTAGCGGAGTGTTAACAAGCAGGCGTGCGATGGGCACTTGCTTGGTCGTGCTGTAGACGAGGTTCCAGCTGCTGGTGTTGGCCAGGTTGCCGGAGGTGGAGGCGTTGGTGGGGTTGTCACCAGCGGCAACCCAAGAGGTGCCGGTGATGTGGTAACCGTAGTGGTAGTCAACCGCCAGGATGTCCTGCATGGACAGGATGTTGCGGTCGGCGCCGAGGCGGAGGTCCTGTTGGACACCCTCGGAAACAACGCCAGTCTTGAACAGGTAGACCGGGTACTTCACCGCATGGGTGGAGGTGCCGCCAGTCAGATAGGTCAGTTGGTCGTCGATGACGACGCGCAGACCGGCGAAGTAAGGCACTGCGGTTTGTTCCAGGCCGACGCCGCCGTTGCCGAAGGTGATAGCGGTGCCGCTGGACAGAGCAGAAGCGCCGAACGTCAGCATTCCGACCTGCTGGAGGTAGTACGCAACGTTCGAGTGCATGGCGATCGAGTCGAGGTCGTCGCCGCGCTCGCCGAGTTTGGCCTTGGCCTTGACCACGTTGGCTGCGTTCAGGAAGTTGGCTTCCGTCATCGAGCCGGGCACACCAGCAAAGGAGGCGTTGACTTGGTTGGGGCCAAGCACACCGGCGCCGCTAATACCGCCAAACAGACCGAGCAGCTGGTTGGTCAGCGTGGCGGTCTTGAGTTTGTTGATGGCGGCTGTCAGCTGGTTGCGGACGTGGCTGAGGGGGTCAGCTCCAGAGCCGAGTTTGCTGAGGTCGTCCGCGGCGTAGGCGAAACCGCGGTGCAGAATCGTCATGATCTGCTCGTCGGCAGTGACGTTCTGGGCGGTCAGGTAGCCGAGGCCGCCGTTCCAGGTCGAGGTCGACAGGATCTGGGTTTCGGTCGGGGAGATGGGATCGAAGAACGGCACGCGGACGCGGGTGCCGCCGGCGCGGGCGTCAAGCGCAGCGTTGCGTTGCACAATGCCGCTCTGGATCCACTTCGATTGCTCGAAAATGCCCTCGGCGGTGTACTGGAGGAACTCGGGGCGAGTTACCAGGTTCGAGAGAAACGTTCCCGAAAAATTGCTGTTCGTTGCAGACATGGGGTAGCTCCGGTGGAGTCAGGGTTGGGGTGGCGCCCCACAGGGGCTAGTTGATGCCGGCTTCGGCTTTGAGAAGCCGGGCTTTGTCCGGGTCGTTGGCCAGCATCAACATCTGGTTGGTGATGTTCCAGCTGTCCTTAGACCACGGGTTGGCTTGGCCGGGAAGGGCGGTGGCGCGGGCACTACCCGTGACACCCATCCCAGAGCGGTTCGTGGCAGAAAAATGGTGCTCGTAACCGCTGCCGGGATTTTTAAGGTTGGCGATGTATTCGCCGATTGGTACTTCCACGCCGCCGACATAAGCCACAGGCTGTCCTTCTTTGGCGCGCAAGTTCTCCTGCACTAAACGAT